GCTCCCATTTTTTGAGCCCGCTCAATACCTGCCATTTCTTCTGGACTTAAAACTTCTTTTTCTTCTTTTGATTTTTGCAAATCAACATTAATTTCGGTCATTCAATTTTGTCCTTCTTAAAAAACATTTAAAAACTATAAAGCATACTTTAGTATCTCAATATACACTCATCCATACGAACAGTAATATCAATAGGCATTACTTCACTTGACCCCATATCATAATCACCAAACGTCGCATCAGTAATAAAAGCGCCTCTGATTTCCCATCTTTCTACTGCAGCACCAACAGGATCAAGGGCGATCAAACTAAAATTCTTTTTATAAAAAGCTGCATATCCATCTCTACCAGAAATTGTTTCATGTGCCAATCGAGCCCACTCCATAACCTTCTGAGCCGCCGAAGGGGCAATGGGATCATGTAGACCGATAGACATTGTGTTCCACTCAAACTTACCAGCCAAATAACGCTTGGTATTTAAGTAATCAATCGTGACAGTTTCTTGTGTAAAAGATGGCCTAGCCGCTGTACGTGCGATATACGCCGGAAGAGTGTCATCATTAAACTGAAACAAAAATCTATTTTGTCTCTTAGGTTCAAATGTATCTGCCAGCATCGCGTTGACTTCAAAAGGCTGTGGCATTCTAAATCTCCATCTTCATTTTAATTTTAATAAACATCCTACAATAAATACACTACTCATTAAAAAAATATAACGAGATGGGGCCGAAACCCCATCCCATTAAGTTTTTTACTCACTAAAAGCTGCGCCGTTAGGTGTGACGGTGAAGTCAAAGATAACGATTTCAGCTGCGGTGGTGGGCTTCAAGAAGATCTTACCCTTGATAATGTTTCTATCAATCAAGTCTGGTGTGGTAGTGGTTTCATCCAATACCGCTCTAAACTCATTAACACCGTTAGCTGCCTGTACACTAGAGAGATAATCATTAACCTGAGTCAATAGACGCTCTCTTGTCGCAACAGAGTTAGGTTCAAAGATGAAGAGTCGTGAGAAGCCAGCAATGGTCTTGCGAACCTCAATCATCATACGGCGAACATTAATTCTATCCAATACAGATTGTTTTACCTGTAGAGTTTTCTGACCAAAGACCACAATACCTTGACCTGGGAATGTAGCGATTGGGTTAACATTATTAGTATAAAGATCATCACGCTGACCCTGTGTCAATCTTCTTCTAACTTCAAGTACTTCGTCCAGGCCACCACGATTAAACCCAGCAGGTGCGAACCATGGCTGAGCTACTCTATCATTGAATGCGTAAGCGCCCATAACAGCTACCGAGGGCGGAACCCAAACGAGCTTGTCGTTATCAATATCATTGATACGAACCCACGGATAATAAGTAGCACCATAGTTTGAAGTATACTTAGCTGCTTCTGTCTGTGCATTAACAACCGACAAGGCTAAACCTGCACCAGTGGCTGTAGTGTTTGCAATATCAATAATACCAAACGCATCAGCTCTTGTTGAACACATATCCAACAATCTTTGAGTAAGAGATCCACCAGCCGAAGATGTAATACCTGGCATTGCGATCAAGTTAAAGTCAACTTCATCGGGGTTCGCTAGAACCTTAATGGCTGTATTAAAATCGCCAGAAAGTGTATCAGTGCCAGTAGACTGCTCGGTCTCTAACTGATTCTTACGAGGATCAAACCCATCCCAACCACCAAACATAGGTGTAGTAAATCTTACCTTATTACTGGTAGAGAAATTACCGGAGTTAGAACCAACTTGATCAATATAGGTATACTGAGCAGATATTGCAGTGTTTGCGGCACTTGCAGCACCGCCGATGTCGGTACTATTAGCAAAAATCAAAATACCATGATCTGCACTAGTAGTTCCAGAGGATGAAGTTACTGTTCTCTTTAGTCTATCACTAATACTCTTCCTACCCATATCATCAACACCAATGAAGATACGACCATCAACAGCATTATTACTGTTTAGATGATTACTCTTTATCGGTAGTGCAGCTGCACTTAGAGTTTGACTACCACTAACACCGCCATACATATTAGAGCTTACTCCTTGGAATCCTGCAGGTCTGGCGGCCACAGGTGCGGTATCAGCCATGGTAATCTTTACATACTGTGATTTGTTAGGATAATCACCATTATATAGTACTTCGGGTGGATCTTGAGTAAGATCAAACGCTGTTGTTCTGTCACCAATAACTCTAGCAATATAGTTTTTGTTATTGGGATCTAGATTAACATCTGTAAAAGTTTCTAATACAGTGGGGTTTTCATCTGTGTCATTAGCCATTCTAACAGCTACTGTAAAGGCTGGATAGGAACTAGCTGATGTCTTAATGTCTACATGGGATATAGCGATCTTATATTGATTGTTAGTGTTATTACCGTCAGCAAGGCTCGTAAACTTAAAGAGTTGATGAACAGTTCCACCAAAGTTTTGAGAAACAATCCAAGGTGTAGCTGCGCCAGTAAACCCACCTGTCACCTCTTCAAAAGCATCTGCAAGAGCGCTAACACTTGACCATTGTCCGCGGCCAGAGTCGCCGGATACAGTTGATCCGTCTGCGGGGGTTGAGTAACTAAAAACAGAATCTACATAGAAGCCAGTAAGTCTGTCACCATTATTAGCTTGAATGGGATCAGTTCCCAATACTTTTTCAATGTAGCCAGCATCAGCAGGGACGAGAGAAAGACCCTCGACTACACTTGAGCCAGCAGATAGTGAGAAATTGCCATGTTTACCACTCAGTGCAATGTCGCCCACACCAGATGCTCTTCTTCTAATAGTAGCATATACAGTATTAGATGAAGACAAAGCAGCACTTGCAGTTTGGCCTGCTATACCAGTGTTGGGGAAGGCAATGACGCCAACTTGACCAGCATTAGCGGTTCCCTTACCAAGAACCCTAACAACTGTCAAAGGTGCTCCATTTCTAAGATACGACTTAGCGGCATAGGGCATATATTTGGTAGGATCAGCTCCACCAAAAGTATTCCTAAATTCGCTAAAATTATTTACCCGAATTGGTCTAAACGCAGGGCCCGATACAGTACGCCCAATGAGGGCAGCACCAATCGTACCAGCTCCAGCGGGTACGAAAGTATCATCAATTTCCTGAGTATAGACGCCGGGCGAGACAAATACTTCGGCCATCTATTTTCTCCATCTATAAATGTTATAAAGCAGTATAATTCTTGAGACTCAAGGAGTCAGTAGAAAGATATACATAGTTTTTTGTTCATATAGAGAGTTAAACTTTAAACAATTACAAAAGAACCTATAAAACTCCTAAAATAAATATTAACCAAAAACTTGCTAAAACATTTATAGATGGAATAATTTAGATTATAGAGCTACTTCTTCGTCCTCTGATGCCTTATCAGACGTAGCAGCCTCTACTGGCTCTTCACCAGTAATACTCTGAATAAGAGCATTAGCATACTGAAGAGCGCCAGCGTTAGTACTTAGGTTGTTACGAACAGTTGCCAATTGTTCTTCAAGTTGAGCCCTTGTGGCACTCAAGTTTGCAACCGCCTCAGAGAGACTCTTCTGTTGCTCTAGCAAAGTCTCCAAGCTGATAGAATTATTATCTGCCATTACTTCCTCCTTTTGTTATTTAAAAAATCCATCGGTAACCGATAGTATTCAGTGTTGTATTTCTCGTAACCAGACTTGAATGCCTGATACGATTCCTCTATTTTACCAATAAACTCCGCAGATACTCCAACATAGTAATAACTTTGGTACTCTTCTGGATATCTGCGTAATCTATCTTTTGCCAACTCATAATAATAGGGTGCCTTATCTTTCATATTAAGTTTACCCCAATGATGTATAACCAAGTCTGTTTTTATGTACTTAAAACCCCCTCTATCTAGAGAGTTATAAAGAGTTTCGTGAGTATTAAACTCAAAAAATATTCTTGGATCATTTCTAAACAATCTTATACATCCATCATCAACCGCAAAATCATAACCTTTATAAGCTGGAACCTTTTTAACTCCAAACTCATCTCTACCTACTGGAAGATAACCTCTTTGCTTTACCACAAAGGCATCTATGCCTTTCATCTTTACTGCTCTACTTATTTTTTCTATATTCTTTGAATCTATTTCTTCATCCGTATCCATTCGGAAGATCCAATCAGATTCAGCCAACCTTAATCCAGCATTGAGTGGTGAAGAGTAGCAGTCGTGCCAAGGATAATACAAAACCTTATAGTCGCCCGACTCTTTAACCTTCCTCTCCCCCGTCACGACTACTACAACTTCATCTACTACACTCTCACAGCTTTTAATAATGTTTTTTACTTTTATAAACTCATCTTTACACATTATCAATAGTGCGGTGGACATATAAGGTATCCTCTTCTTCTTTCATAGATGTTTTTGCATCTCTATATTCTTTATCTGCCATCGCTGCTGTTACCACATCAATAGTACCTAATTGACTAGTAGATAAATGAGCCACTATGTCTGCATATACCAAAGCCGGAAGCTCCCCTGTATTATGTCGAGCCATATAGGAAACAAAACCAGCTAAAAATGTATCGCCGGCCCCTATAGAATCTATAAAACTTTTATTCTCATCTTTGGTAAAGCGAATCGTTTGCTCTAAATCTTTTAGATAAGTTACGAAGCCTTCCTCACCCTTAGTAATAATAACATTAGAGTTACTAATTTTAGAAATGGTTTTAGCTATGTTTTTATCCGTTTTATTTACACACTCTTGAGCTGTCTTAAGATTAATCTTTAGCCAATCAGCATTTTCATGCTCAGGGTAAACAAAATTTGTATCTACAAAAACAGTTACATCATCTAGTTCCCGACTTCTTTTAATAATGCGAACAATGTCAGCTCGTTCAATAGTACCTTTATGGTAATCAGAAATAATAACAAAATCATCGGCCTCTATGAGTCCTACAAATTCATCAATTACTTTTTCATCATGTGTTATAGAATCATCTTCATCTTCTCGTAAAAGAAATCGCCCGTCCACATAGTATCTTATTTTTATCGGAAATCTTTCACCGGTATAAGAGAAATGCACATCTTCTCCGCATAACGACTTTAGATTTTGCGCCAGATTACCGGCCCCGCCATCAACCATTTCTTCTCGTTCACTTTCTACGACAAGAGCAGCGTTGTTAGCGGGGTCGGATCTGAGTAGCCTTAAAAACCTATAGCGATCCGTTAATAAATCACCAATTACAAGTATTCGATTCACTTAGATGCAGCGATGCTTACCTTGCGATAATCGGTCAACAACTTCTTCAACTCAGTCGCAGCCTTACGAGCACGTGTTCCAGCGGCCTTGTTGCCACTAGCATTCTTTTCGTGATTGGATTGAAACTCTTCCAGAACTATCTGGATTTGATTGTATGAATCCTGTACTGCCATTTTACTCACCTCCTTTGGTAATGTAATAATTCTCTAACACTAAAACATCAATGTTAGAGTTGTTAAATGTTTTTACAGCATCCTTGGGAGACTCCACAATTGGTTCTCCACCAAGATTGAACGATGTATTTAGTAAAACAGATACTCCTATCTTATCTTTAATGCATTTTAATAATTTATAAACTCTACTATTTTGTTCCGCATTGACCGTCTGTATTCTGGCGGACCCATCTTCGTGTGTTATTCCCGGTAAATTGTCAACTTTTACCTTGTAAGACATCAACATGTATGAGTTAGCTTCTGTCTCTATAATATCAAAATACTTGCTGGCATCGTCTGTGGCAACGATGGGGGCGTATGGACGCCAATACTCCCGATACTTTACTTTGTCGTTTAGATGGGATTTGGCAAGCTCCCAGCAGGGGTTAGTAAAGATACTACGGTGTCCCAACGCTCTGGGCCCGAATTCACTACCCCCTTGGAACCATCCTACTACTTTATTATCCTTAATGTCATCACTCACCTTTACAATGAGGTCAGCTTCGGTCATTTTATTGTAAAGCATCTTCTATTTCCTCATCCGAATAGCTCTTACCAAGAAAACCTAAATACTTAGGCATTGTCATTTTTTTCTCTCTTTGAGAAACCTCATAAATCGCTCCACCAAAACACAAACCCGAATCATTGGCTGCTGGAAATATATGAATGTCTTTGAATAGTTCAGCTTTTATTATTGCCGCATTAGCCAATACATTCAACCCACACCCTCCACCTAAACAAAGATTAGGTGCCTTTATTGTTATGGTACTAAAAAACTTTACCAGTATTGTTTCAAACTGGTGTTGCAACCAAGCGGCAATATCTTTTGGATCATACTTCTCCATTTGATCTTCAGTAGGTTTCCGATGATCATAAATGTAAGGAAAATAAAACTTATCATCGTTTATTCTAAACAAATCTGGTAAATCAACTTTATCTTTATCACCGTAAGCAGAAAGTCCCATTATTTTGCCAGGCGCTGTTTCCATCCAAATATAAGGATTAGATATCTCCGCTGCTCTTTTAGGCTCCATTTTGCGATAACACCAACGAGAAATCTCATTATACATCTGCCCTAAATTAAAAGTAAA